AAGGTGCCACTGACCCCTGACGTCAAGCAGCTGCTGCAAGAGCTTTATCTGCGCGCTGGGCGGCCGTCAGCTGGTCAGCTGGTGTTCCCTAGCACGACAGGCAACGTGCTGTCTGACAGCCGCTTCCTGGCCGCTCTGCACAAGGCCTGTGACGCAGCTGGCGTCGAGCGCATCCGGTGGCACGATCTGCGCCACTACTACGCGAGCCGGATCTTGCAGGCGTTCAACGGCGACTGGTGGACAGTGACCAACCTGATGGGCCACGAGAGCATCAAGACCACCACCAACATCTATGGCCACTGGCTCGAAAGCGAAGAGCAGGACGCCAAGATCGCGGACGCTATATCCTCAGCGTTCTAAGCAGAAGGGGCGCTTCAGCGCCCCTTTCTTGTTTCTATGGCCGCTTGATGAAAGCGGATTGCCAGCTGGTCTAGCTCGTCAGCTGATACCTTCCTGGTCACGAACTGGCCCAGCACTATCCCGCAGACCTTGCCCCGCACCGGGTACACCAGAAATTCCGCAGGCGTCGTCAAGCACAGCTCTTGCGACGTAGATTTTTTTGCCGGTCTTGATCGTCGGGACGTCATTGCTTTTGATAAGGCGCCACGTCCTTTTGTAGCTGGCGTCTGTGTCCTCCCCAAAAAGGTACGCAGCTGCTTCATGCAGCGTGAGAAGATTACCATCCATTGCCACCACCACTAGGCTGCGGTGCCGGCGCTGGAGCGCTTCTAGAACCGTCAGGCTTGTTGACCAGCAGCTGGAACGACATGACCTTTGGAAACTCGCGGACGTCTTCAACGCCTGGTGTGCGCTCCGATATGGTGATGCCCAGCTCGACGCCGGCCTCGGCCAGCTGCTGGTACAGATCTTCGCAGATCTGCTTTTGCTCCGCAGTCATAGGCGCAAAGCTGCGCGTCGTGTCGTTCCACTCGGTACGAAACTGCAAGAACGCAATGCCCCGGTACTCGACTGGCTCACCGTGCATGTCAGCCATTCTGACGTCCTTACGCATCTTGATTTTGGATCGTGAAAAGTGCGGCATTATCTGTCTCCTGAGTTTAGCTTGTCGTAGCGCGCGTTGTAGTAATCGAAGAGTTCGGCATATAGCTCGCGGTCTGCTTCCTGCAGATCCTCACGCTGCTTGCCGGTTTTTCTTGCCCAGGCCATGATCTGATTGATGTTCACACTGTCATCAATCTTGGGCTTTTCCTGGTCTACCCAGTCCCGCCAGGGGTTATCGTCGAAGGGTATGTCCTCAAGCGGCGGCGGTGCCGGGGGCTCGGCAGCTGGTTTTGCCGGCTCAGGCTGTGGCACCCCGCCCATGCTGTCTGGCCGCTCTTCTTTGAAGGCGTCAGCCTCATCCTCTGAATAGACGAAGCCGGCCACACCAATCAGTTTCAGAATCACGCGATCTTTTGCGCGCTTCTCTGCCATAGCAAAGGGATAGCTGTTCTTGTTGTTGTAGTTAGCAGCTTCACCAACAGACCATTCAAACCGATCTCCGAGCCGGCCTGAGACAAGCACGGCGGCGTATTTTTTTTCGGCGCTCGCGTCGATTATTGTCGGCACGTCAAAGACAATGCCCAGGTGTTCTGCGACCTGTTCCAGGGCTTTGTGCAGCGCTACAGGGGTGCCGTGGCAATCCCATGTGGCTTGTTCCCTGGTGAGACCTATCGCTTTGAAGATCTCAATTAGTTTCTGAGGCAAATCAGCCATTCATGTTCTCCAAAAAATCTATGCCTTTATCGGTGATCTTCCAGACAACCTCTTGGCGTTTACGTTCGTTCTTGGCGCGCTCACCGCTGTCAGCGACGAGGCCCATGCGTTGCAGCTCGGTGAGCCGAGGCTTGACGCTGTAGAGCCAGGCGCCCATCTTGGCGGCAACCTGACTACCTGTTAGGCCGGGCTGGGCTGAGGCGAGGCTTTGCAGTGCTTGAAGCCTCAGTCCAGTTACCTTTGGTGCTATAAACTCAGCTGCTGCCAGCTCAGTATCTTTGGCGTCTTTGTGGACGTTGGGGCCGGGGTCACCGGGCCATTCGAGAAGATCTTGCTGCACCATCACTGACCCCCCGCTGGGCTGAACACCCACAACACGAAATAAACCTCGGCCATCAGCGCGAAGAACAAGATCGTCGCGAGGATCTCTCTGCACCATTCCCATTTTGTCATTGCACACTCCATTGCTGCCTGGCCTCAGCCAGGTACGATTCGGTCTCCGACCAGCAGATGTCCTGCCAGTCAGGCGCGACCAGGCCCAGCAGCTCATCCTTGCTGCCGGCAGCTCGCAGGATGTTCTCGGTGGTTTTGCACTGCAGGATGATGTCGTTCATCACGTCCTGCAGGAAATCGTCGCGCAGCTCGGGCGCGTTCTCGGGCGTGAACACCCGGTAGTCGGTCGCGTTGGCGTAAACTAAGAAAGGCGGCCGGTGACCGTTCAGAGCCCAAAACCCGCACGACTGATAGACGTTCTTCATGTCGAACATGCCGGTGAGGGACGACGGCAGACTGCCGGCCTGCCATCCAGATTTGGACCTGGCGCTTGGGCGTGACCATTTTGTCTTGAGATCGCCCCGGTTGGCATAGTCCGGCCGGGTATCATATGGTACCGCCAGGCCTGGCATTGTGCCGAGCAGCTGCTTCTCACCCAGGATGCGGTTCTCGCTCGCCATAGCCTCTTCCAGGCCTTTGACGGCGTGTTCGATCACCAGCGGCAGCTCTTCCAGGTATTTATCCAAGCGCGCTGCGTCACCCTCGTTCTTGGGCTTGTAGCTCTGCAGCTGCTCGACGCCGGCCAGTGTTGCCTCGGACAACCCGAGCGTCTCGCCGACTTCGTCCATGACCAGATACAGATCACAAGCTGTCTGTGTAGCCTTGCCGGCTTCCATGTTGGCTGAACTGCGGCCGTCATACAGGCGGTGCAGCACAGACCTGGCTAGCAACTTGTCTGCGTCGGATGCATCTTTGTTTCTGAGGGTATCAAAGGCCTGTTCGATTTGAGGCCGGACATGAACCTTTTCGTAAAGGGTCTTGGCCCTGTCCTTGGACCGTGGATTGGAGTGATGCCAGTAGCCGTGGCGCGTGGCCCAATCCGGGACGTCATGTAACATTGCAGTTTCTCCCATCTTAGTATGGGAGAAAACGTATCAGCACATGACGTTAAACGTCAAGTCACTTGTTAGGATTAAAATCAAAACCTTTCAAGTCTGGGCGCAAAATCATACTTAACACTGGCGTTGCCCAAACCAATTTTTGGCCACGCAATGTATGTACCTGGTCGCCATTGTGTATTGTGTAACGATTGCCTGGCTCAGGATATAACATGCCGGCAGCGATGCGAGTTTCAACGCCATGATATTCATAGGGCTCTTCGGTCAGTGCATAACACTCAAAGCCTTTTGCATCATGGTGGATATATTTCTTTTGAATGGGATCGATCAGAACGGCTTCAACCCCATTTTGTAGATATTGCCAAACTCCCATGTATTCGTCGGAAATATCCCAGCTAATAAACGCGGTGTCTTTCGGGTCATGGTATCTGGTGTAAACTTGGCCAAACGACTTATCGCTGATATCGCGCACAATCTTTCCGTGCTTATCGATGCTACACATCCCAATGACTTGTACCGGAGGCATGGGGAAAAGCACTTCCTGAGCTGAGCAATCAAGGATCTTGGCGTATCGCTCCGCGTCGGCCAACGTCATCTGTATCTTGCCGTGGATCTGACGCGACAAGGTCTCTGGCGTAATGCCCTTGAGGGCCGCCACCTCTTTTTTCGCCATGCCGGCTTTGTGGATCATTGATTCTAAATTATTCGCCATATACATAGCGTACCACCTTGTCCGTATCCGTTAAACCCAGGTAAAAGAGATAAGGCACTAGACGCAAGGCGTCAAGTCATGATACCGATTGTGCATGATACTTGATGATTACAGACGCAAAAAAGGCTGGTCCTATAGTGAGCTAGCCAGGCAAGTCGGGGCATCTCATGCCACGGTGGTGCGCCGCTGGTGCCTGCC